TTTCATTAAATCCCCATATGCGTCCTCCCAAACTTTCATTATATTGTCAACAACTTTTGCACATTGCTCTCTTGTTTCCCGCTCAACTTCATTTGCAACTTGATTTATCAACCCATAAAGAGAACGGCTATTACCCATTCCGATAGATTCCATTAATTCTTTTATTCTTTCATCTTTCATTTTTATATTCTCCTTTATTTAAGATTTCCGGCCTGAATTAAAAAGTAATAAAAGCAATATCTCCATTCATCTTCGTTGAGGCACTCAAAAACATCTTTCTTCCGTCCTGCTTTTTTGCAGAATTGAACATTTGTAATTTGACCAAAACCGTCATTGTGTTCATAAAAAATATAATCAACAGAACCGCCAATATCTTTGTAGTTAATAGGCTTATTGAATTCATCTTCGGTTATACTTTTATTTATATAAGGGCATTCCATTTTTATATTCTCCTTTATCGGGTATTGCTGGCAATTCTTTATCTAATTGATTTGCTATGTCTGTTAAATATTTCATTATTTGTTTTCTCCTGCTTTACTATTAAGCCAATTCTCCAACATCTTCCTTACTTCATCCGCATCAGATTGTGAGTATTCCGCCAAAGTGACTTCTCCTATTTTCCCTTCTGGTAGTATCTCAAAATCTAAGCAATCAGTATTTTTATATTCTACTAACCACGCAGAAACAGATACCTTACCTGATGATAGTACATGGAGACAGGCTATCCATGGTTTACTTACTTCAAGGTCTAAACTGTTATCTAATTTTTTATATGCTTCTGTAATCTCTTTTAATTTTTCTGCATTAGTCATTTGTTACCTCCCCCTTTTTTTAAATTCTTTCCAACCTTCTATCCGCATACTCTTTTGCCTTATCTTCAGGTGCACCCCAATCAAGAGCCTCTCTATTCCATGCGTCCCAAGCTATATTCTCTAACTTTTCTACTCTTTCACTATACCCATTAAGCACATCTCTAAAATTCCCATAAAATGAGATTAATTTTAAACTTTCACTTAATTTCATTTAATCCTCCTTGTGTTTTTATCGGGATAACAGAATATGATACAGATTCGCCATTTGTGGGAAAAGCTCTTTCATCCTGTTTAGTGAAAATGTATTCATTCCACTTTGTGTGTCGAGTGATACAAACGCCGCCTCAATTTCCCTGGCAAACTTTCTTATTTCATCCCCTTCAAAAATTATTTGCCTTGTATTTTTTGTTATCTCAACCATATTTATACCTCCTTTATTTATACCTCCTTTTAATACCCTAAATATCTATCAGAGAAATCTTTAACCTCAATTTTACCCCACTCGGTAAAATTACCCTCAATCCCTGCCAAGCCTAATTTTCTGCCAGAAGCACCATCCGCACCCACACAAGGGTAAATCTGCAACCATTCACCCTTCCAAAGTGCAACAGGAATGGCGTGCAGTTTGCCACCGTCTTTGTAGCTGTAATACTCAACTAATCTATCATCTACGCTGGCATCCGTGGTTAAAATGGATTTATACGTTATGCCTCTGACACCGACAGCGATCATGGTTGGTATCCCTGTTTTTGCGTTGTACTGATCAGCTATATACCTTGAGTGCCTGGCACAATCGGGTGTAACAATATGGGCAAAGTTAAACTGTCCGCGTATCCAGGTTGGCAACGACATTATTGCCCCAATAGTGCCTGTGCTTTCACAACTGATTAAAAATAATGCACATACTACTAATAATAAAGTTTTCATAGTTTTTCTCCTTTTAAATTTGAATTGTTATTTATTTTCATCTTCTATTTTAATTTCTAATTCTCTAACAATTTTCCATTCGTAGCCGTAAGTGTTAGCAAACCCAGATTTTACAGCATTAAACGCTTCAAACGCTGTATCAAAAGGCTCAAGCCTCCAGCCTTCACGCATTCCACAATTAATTGCTAAAAAAATATTACTCATTTTTTACCTCCAATGGTTTAAAGCCTGTAATCTTCCAATATTCTGCAAGCTCGTTTTTCATATTCTTACCTATATCTATGCAATATCCGATATCAGTAAGATTTAAGTATATATCCCCGCAGCCCTCGCACAGATACCAGTCCGCCAATCTTATTTCACTACCATATATCCTCTCTTCAATATCATTTTTTGGTACTCTATACCTTGCAGATACATAACACAGGTCATCTTTTTTTATTACTTTTTTACAACTCCGGCATCTTGTTCTTCGTATTTTTTCATATACATGCTCGGCAGGGTGGTCTTTAACATAAAATTGATGAAAAATTGGATCATACTCTACACACTCACATTGCATGATTTTTCACCTCCAATGTTTTTAAGTACGGCTCAGCAACAATGACTGATAATGCGCACTTAATTCTTTAGCTTTTTCCCATTGGACAGGATGCCATTTTTTATAGTATTTTTGGTTTATAGTCATTTCGTGCAAAGTATCCTGTATTCCCCATAATTTAATAAATAATTTTTTAGTTAATTTAAATTCACGTAAATCATAAAAACCTTTATACGGCTTATATTCAGCTTGGTCTTGCCTCATAATCACCTCTCCGCACAAGTAACAAGATAGCTCTTGTCCTCTTGCAAGAATTTACCAAGAGCGTCCAAAATAATCTCTCTCTGTCCTATGAATTTAATGCCAACATCAGCTTCTTTCACTTTACACGCTTCATCGTAGGCCATCAGCTTATCCAGTTTGCCTGTTTTTTTCCGGGATTTGTTAACTGAGTTGACGTGAACGCCATGATGGTTCGCAACATCCATGGCTCTTCGGATGTACTTTCCATCCTCATCTTTTATTTTTAATATGTCTTTTATGTTCATTTATTTAACCTCCTTTTATTTTAAATATTAAACTTATTTTTTTAATTATTTTTTATTACAAAACAAGGGTCATGTGTTTTTCTAAATTTATTAATTTCTAAATAAGCCTCTTTGGCTTTTTCTGTCAGGATACAAGCCCCATGACCACATTTATTGCAATACATAATTACTATGGCTTCTAATTCTTTTGTTATTATCATAACCTCCCCCAATTAAATTACAAATATATAACTTTTTGGGAAGTTTGCATCCCGCCATTGGTCTAACTTTTCCTCTAATGCTGAGGCTTGAAGTTCAACCCAGCCCTTAGCTTCCTCGTATGTTTTAAAACAATTAATTAAACAATCCGTCCCCCCTTTTTTATATTTTAATTCCCACCCAGGGTTTGTCGGCTCATCGCTTAAATTATAAAAAATAGTACTGCTATCAAAATCTTCTTCATCACGAATAATCATTTTTGCCTTTATCCCATGGCTACATTTGCTATATTCAGCTTCTATTTGCATCCCTTACCTCCTTGTTTAACCTCCAATTAAATTTCTTTCCACTCGTAATGGTATCGGCCATCTATTGTTATTGAGGCGCATCCAATATCAAGTTCTTTATAGACAAAAACCAAGCAATTAATTTCCTTATTTTTTGCTAAAAAATATCGGAACGGCCATAGTCTAAAATAAATTTTATATTTTTCATATGTCTGCATATTTATCCTCTTTGTGGACAAGTGGCTCGGATTTGATTAAAAAATCAAGTATTCTATCTCTTAATAATTCGTCTCCGAACACCTCTATTTTATTTATATGATCTCCACATGTAATGCCATAGGTGCAGAAAGTATCTTCATACTTTTGCCAATCATCCCCTTTTTCGTATTTCATTTTATTTTCCTTTCAAGTTAACGGTTAAGTTGGTTTAATTTTTCCATCTTTTATTAATGTTTTTGCATCATCAGTTAGACCCCACGTACTTCCCCCATTGGTTCTGGTTTTTATTAATTTTGTCAATAGCCCCCTCGTTTCAAGATGCGTCAAATATTGGACAATGCTTTTTTTTGACATATCAGGCAAATATTCCACCATATCGCCTGTTCTGGGCGTGCCAAGGTGCGCAACGTCCAGCAGGATTTTGTATAGCATTGAACCTGGCTCAGGCAATTTAATCTTTTTCTTTTGTATTTTTTGTGTAGTCTTAGGCGGTGGGATCAATAATATCATAAGCCCACATCTACAGCGCAACCAATCATTCATGCCGTCATTTTCTGTATAAAGATTATCTTCTCCGCATTTTGGACATATTTTCATTTATCTTTTATCCTTTTAAATTTAGCGTTGCATCCTCATATGATGGGCAACCTGATATATTTTTACAATTACCACACACCTCAACACTAATTTTTTCATAATTGCGGTTCGGGCATTTGACTATTACTGATGGTTGTTCCTCTTTATTTTCTTGCTTGTCTTCCTGCTCTTTTTTATATGCTTCTTTTAATTCAGTTTCACGCTTTGTCCAGATAGTTGAAATTTCACTCTTCAACTTAGCAGGGAGACTGTTAACCTCGTCTTTATGTTTTGTCCTCCAATTTTTTAAGTGTGGCAAAGTTGTAATCTCTTCTATTGCTTTTTTCATAACTTCGATTGATGGATGTTCTTTTTTGCGCCACGTCTCAAATGCCGTCCAAAAACTATTAAACTCTTTTGCGGCTTCATATTTAAGCTCATCAATGGTTATTCCTTGCGCTTCCGCTGTCAGCAAAATAAATTTATCAAATGTTGCATCTGGCGGATAATCAATCTTTTTTGCTGCAAGTTTGTTAAATTCGGATATATCAAAAGTATCCTCTTTAACATCTATTACATCTGTTTCATCAATATTTATTTCATCTCTTTCATACATACCTTGAAATTCATCCGGCCAAAGAGTACGTAACCCTTGAGACTCAGCCACTTTTGCTATCATAGCTGGTTGATTTTCTAATTGCCAAAACTTGGTTATTCTCCCATCCTTTGTTTTTTTTAGATATCCATTAAGGTTAACCTCTAAACGAAAATATTCAGCCCATCCTTTGGGTTTTGCTTCAAAAAATCCACCAATCAAAGTTTCACCTTCAGAAACTAAACCAAAAGAATCTTTGATTTCCCCATCTTCTTTTTTTACTATGATACCTTTTTTCCATCCCTGACAATCAGGTTGAACCTTTGCCCTTGAACGAAAATAATCAATACTAATAACAATAGCAGCCGGTTCAGCCCCATATTTTATTAAATAAGCATCTTTTTTAAATGGGTTTAACCCCCTGGCCTTGCATATCCCAAGAAAATACATACATTCTTGAGGTTTTACGAGATTAGCGTCACCCTGTACAAGATATTTTTTAATAATATCAAATGATAAGTTTATTTCCTGGCCATCTTTTGATTCATATTTCACGATTGCTTCTGACATAATTACCCCCTTTTTGTTCTTGTTTTTAATTTAACTGTTTTAAATATCCTCACACCTGGTATATTTGTTAACCCTAATTTTATCATTGCATTAATTTGAGGTCTGATTGCTTTTGCTATCTCGTCTTTTCGTATTTCAAAAATACTATCTGGCAGTTCTTTAAAATTGATTATCTCCCAATCTATTTCTGTCTCAAGTTTTGCCGTGCCCGATGAAGTTTCTGTTTTTAATTCTGTTTGAACAGATGCAACCACTGTAGGAACAACAACCTGTTCAACCTCAACAATAGGAGCTTTATCGCCAAGCTCTTTATTAAGCCTTTCCTGTTCATCTTTAGCTCTTTGTTTCGCTTCCTCTTCAAGCTGTTTTCTTATTTTTTCTTGTTCCTCAGCCGCCTTACGTCTGGCCTCCATTTCCTTCTCTCTGCGGACACGTTCCTGCTCTTGCAAGTATGGGGTTATTTTTTCGTTTAAACCTACCTGGATATCTTTCAATCTGTCTTTCAGCTCCTTCACTTCGCTATCAAGCACACTTATCACTTTAAGATATGGCTCTTTAGCCTCCTTCCTTTTTGCTTCTATAACCTGTGATATCTTTTTTGCTTGGGTTGTGTATATTGTTGCCTTCTCACACGTCTCATCGTCTTTAACCTCAACATCAGCCACAGTGCTTTCCATCTTATCGATTTCAGTATGAAACTTGTCAAATAGGTTTAATAATGGTGCTGGATCAAGCGGATCTCGCTTGACCAGTGGTTGATTTATTTCCTCTTCTTCGTTTAATTTGTTAAAATTTATTGCCATTCATTACCTCCTTTTTATTAAAAAATTTATAAGAATTTAAAACACCAATAAAAATATTAAAATAATAATTAAAATTATCATACTGCTTTACTTTGCAACCAGAGCCGTTCTTTTTTAAAATAACAGATAATTGTTGCCCTGTTTCAATACCACCATCTTTTTTAGCAAGATGCCGGTATCCAACACCCTGGAGTATCCACCAATCTTGAAATGCCTGCGATGTCTTCCAGTCCGCAAGCGTCAAAAAATCATTACCTTTCAATTTCAATATTGCATCAGGTTGCCCGCAAAAACCAAGCTCAGGATCAATCAGCCTTTTTTCAACCAGGATCACTTCATTAATCACGAGGTCAGCCCAGCGTTTAAAGCTCTCAACGTATAATTGCCAATCAGGTTGCAAAGGCTTAACCCATAAGCCTTCAAGATGCGCCGCTATCGCTGCATGAACGGCTTCTCCTCTGTCTCGGCTTTCGTCAGTAAAAAACCTGCTATCAATGTAAGGTTTTAAAATGTCAGTTACACTTGGTACCCCTGTATTATTGATGTACATTTTTCCTCCTTTTTTTACATATCATACCATTTTATTTTAATATGTCAATCTTTTTGTTTATTATTTTATACTTTTTTTTAAGTGATTAATTTTAAAATAATTGTTGACATATTGGATTAGTGTGTTATTATTAAATAATGTTTTTAAATAGCTAAATTACTAATTATTAACATATAAAAAAAGGAGAAATCTCATGGATAGATAAATTATATTATTATATTTTTAATAAGGAACAAAACTATGAGAAGTAGCGGTCTCAAAAATCAATTTAAAATCAAGGGCATATCAAAGAGCTACACTCCCCGTGTAGCTTAGGAGCGCTACCTCCGTTTTGATGTGCCCTTTTTTTTTAAGGAGAATATAAATGGAAAGAAAAAGGAGCGTAAAGATGGTTGATAAAAAGACACGCGAGGAATGGCGAAAGTTGGTTAAAGAAGGCATACACTCTGCGCTTGGCGAATACGCCCCCGTCGATGAGTTTGTCGCGCTACTTGATTATATTGATGAGTTAGAAGCGCAACTAAGTTAAAAGAAATAAATTAATTACAGGAGGTTACAAAATGGAACACTGCTGGAAAGATAAAGCAGAATTTATAGAAGACGAGGGCGGGTATAATTCAGAAGAATGGGCTGAAGCATTTCTACACAGTGGAACGTGTATGTTAGAGGCAGGGCATGAAGGTGATCATGTTTTTACGCCAGATAACGAAATAATAATTACGTTTGGTTAAAAACAATGTTATGAATAAAAATTATAGTTGACAGATTAGATTAATATATTATTATATATAACAGTTAAAAGATAAAAGAGGCCAATAGGATGATAGATAAAGAAGCAGCAAAAAGAGAACTCTCAAGATTACGAAATAGGCATGTAGCTAAGATTTTAAATTATCTGGGTGAAGTACCGCCTTATTTCGAAGCAGCCATCAAAAAAAGCCTCAGTTTGTTTGCCGAAGATATCGAAAATAATATTTTAAATAGCGTCTATAGAGATGATAAAGAGGTTTAAAATAATATGATAGGTAGAAACCAACGAAGATCCGCTGATTATTTTTCACATGATGCTGATGCAAGCATGGATGAAAAAATCATATACCTTGAAAGCAAGTTTGGACACACAGGTTACGCCTTATATTTTAAATTTTTAGAACGCATGACACGCTCGGCTGATTTTATGCTTGACTGGAATGAGATAAAAAAAGCTGTTTATGCTTCTGAATTTAACGTTTCTGTAACAGAAATAGAACAGTTTGTTTCTGAATGTTGCAGGGATGAAATAAAGGCATTTATTAAGGAAGATAATAAGGTTTTTTCGGCTGGATTATTAGCACGAATGAGGCCATTAATTGAAAAAAGAGAGTACAATCGGGCTAAATATGAAGAGCAAAAACAGAAGAATATTAATGAGTTAGCTAATTCTGTAACAGAAAAGGCTATTTCTGCAACAGAATTGACACAGGAAAGGAAAGGAAAGGAAAGGAAAGGAAAGAAAAGAATTAAAACCTTCTTGTCGGATTCTGTCGAATACCGACTAAGTGAATTATTATATTTTTTGATATTGAAAAATAATCCTAATGCGAAAAAGCCAAATATAAATAATTGGAGCGACCATATCCGCCTCGCCATGGAATGTGATAAGCGAACATCCTCAGAGCTTGAAGCAGTTATCCGCTGGTGTCAAAGTGATCCTTTTTGGCTTGTGAATATTTTATCTACAAAAAAATTGCGTGAAAAATTTGATCAGCTATGGCTGAAAATGAAACAAGGAGGAAAAAATGCAAGACCAGAAAAATTCGCAGAAAAACAATATGGTGCAGGAACAGACCCTGCAAAAATCCCCTGGGCACAAGACAGAACAGAGGATATGCCTTGAACACGGTGAATATACGGCTCGTGGACTTATCATTTTAGGCGATGAAGATCATATCATTTGGTCGAATTGTCCTGAATGCCAAGAAGAAAAAGAGAAAAAAGAAGTGGCGGAAGAAAAAGGGAAAGAAGATCAATTACGTTTATCTAAACAAAAACATAATCTTGATTTATCCGGTATTCCAAAAAGATTTATAAATAAAAATATATCAGGTTTAAAATATACAACTGAAGCTCAAAAAAATATATTACAGATAATTAAAAATTATATTAAAGCAATTTTAAAAGGTGAATATCCGTCTCTTATTTTATGCGGAAGACCAGGCACAGGGAAAACACATATAGGATGTGCGCTTGCAAAAGCGGTAATAAAAAATAATGGTGATGCCCGCATCGTGACAACGGCAAATCTTATGAGACAAGTGAAAGAGACGTACAGTAAAGATAGTAAGAAAACAGAAAATGAAATTTATAATTTTTATGAAAATTTGTCTTTACTGGTTATTGATGAGGTTGGTGTGCAATTTGGTTCTGAAACGGAAAAGCTGATATTTTATGAGATTATAAATAGGCGATATAATAACATGTTTCCTACTGTTCTTATCTCTAATTTGACTGCGGATGAGCTAAATGGTTTTATTGGGGAACGTGCTTTTGATCGATTTAGGGAAGACGGAGGGGCAATTTTAGTTTTTGACTGGGACAGTTATAGGAGATAAAAACTCAGGAAATTTAGAATCAGATCATTTTGTTGACGTCAACAATATGATGAAAAAATAATAGGAGATAATCATGAACAAAGAAGTACTATTTGATGGGCAAGCTGTTTGTGATGTTTGTTGTGGTCAAAATGGTAAAGGAGCATTTGATTACACGGGAGATTACATTTGCTATGATTGCGCTATAAGCTTCGATGCTGATATACATAATAATCAGGTGCAAAAAGATGCGCAGGGTAGTTAAACTTTTAAAAAGGACAAAACATGAAAATTATTGATCAATCTTGGGAGTGGGTAATTCTCCCAATTTTACCACTGGAAACCATTGAGTTTGCAGGACGAACCTGCTATAAATCGGAGTGTAAAATTACACCTGACTCAGCTGAAAAATTTGTAAAGATGCTAATAAAGCGAGGGCATGAGAGCGTCCTTGAGCATGTAAGCGCCAGTGTTAGATTTGTCACTAATAGAGGCGTTTCTCATGAGCTGGTCAGACACCGCATAGCATCCTACTCACAAGAATCGACAAGATACGTTGATCATAAAACAAAGATGGAATTTATCAGGCCTGTCTGGTGGAATGATTCTGGCGAACAGGCACAAACGGCGTTTGAGCATGCATTGGAGGATTCTGAGGAAAGGTATCATTCCCTCCGTAAGCACGGCTGGCATCCAGAACAGGCAAGAGAAGTTTTGCCCAACGCTCTGAAAACTGAGATTGTCGTTACGGCAAATTTAAGAGAGTGGAGGCATATTTTTAAACTTCGAACTTCTTCGAAAGCTCATCCTCAAATGCGTTCCCTGATGCTGTCATGCCTTGATGGTTTTAAAAAAGAAATTCCAGTAATATTCGATGATATAAATGTTTAAAAAGCCGACCATGTTTTTAATTTCATGTTTTATATAAAAATCAGTCGTTTTTTATTTTAAGATTGATTATTTTAGAAAATAAGGATTAACAAATGGAAGTTAAAGAATGGCAACATCAGGTGGATGTGTTCACGTGGGCTGCCAGTTACGCTTACATAGATAAAAGGGTCAATCTTTTAAACGGCTCTTTAAACGGTGTAAAATTATCTATCGGCCAGGCTGTTAAAGCCAAGAGAACTGGCATGAAAAAAGGATACCCAGATATATCTCTACCAGTAGCTTGTGGCGGATACCATGGTTTATTTATTGAACTCAAAAGAAAATACTCAGGAGTAGTTGGCAAGGAACAAAAATTGTGGTTGAAGGCATTAAATGACGAGGGCTATAAGGCTGAAGTTTGCCGTGGTGCTGATGAAGCCATTGATTTGATTATTAATTATCTGAAACAATCGCCTACCAAGGAGATAGAATGAGAAAAGAAAAAATGATTGAAGCGGAACAACATTTAAAAGACGCTGCTAATTCTTTAAGATATGCGTGGAAACTATTTAAAAATGAAGTTTCTTTTGAGCGAACAACAAAAGATATAGCTGCCACAATACTTGATATCGAAGCAGCGGCAGAAGATTTAAATAATTTTAATCCTTCACAAGAATAAACGCCCCTTGGTCTCAAGGAGCGTTTATAAAAAATAAATTCATCCATCACCGCAACATCATGATGTCGCATTGTGTTACACCCAGCGCCTCTGCTAATTTATCCACAGTTGCAAAGTTTCTTGATTTATCGTCTTTTCGGAGCATTAAGCTAACATTTGATCTGGTAACTCCCAATATTTTTGCCAAATCTGATTGATTAATACCCTCCTTCTCCATAATTTCTTTTATTTTTTTAATATTTAATTTTAATTTTTTCATGTTAACCCCCTTTAATTCGCAATCCAAACACAAAACAACCCGACATACCCGACTCCCAAAAATAACACCAATAATAATATATAATATATTAGATTTTTCATTTCTCCCCCCAGCCTTCCCAATTTAAATTATCAAAAAAATCTAAACATTCAATATAGTGTTTACACGTCAGGTATTTCAAGCATCTTGCTTCTTGCTTGCCTTCTTGATATACCCTGTGCTCCATCTCTTTGCCACAATTTCTTTTATATGTTTTTGTTATATTCTGGTAAAATCTCTTGTTTGTTCTCTCACTACAAACCTTTATCATTTTTTCACATTCTTCCGAGTCAAACCAATCTATGATGTCTTGATACCCAACCTCCTTTTTGTCTATTGCTAAGTATATATACTTAGCAATCGTTTTGCCCGTTATTGCTATACCTGTATGTTCTGAAAACATCTGTCCAAGAGTATGTTGGGAAAAATTGGTGTGTCTCCTTTTATTGTATTTTTTTAAAAAATCTGGGTACTTATCTCTATACCATTCATAAAATATATCTTCGTCAAAATGGACTATTTTATTAGCTGAAGGCACTCTACCAGGGATAACCTGACTTAACATCCTTGTAAACGATGAGTCTTCTACCGCATGTAAGAGTGGGCGGATTTCCTTACTTGTTATTATTGCCATTTTTTCCCTCCAATTTTTTCAGAAGTATTTTTGCTTTAAGCTCGTTCGTATCCATGATTGCTGGATGGGCGGGCGGATATATGGTTATTTTGCCGCCTCTTGCAATATATTCATCCGTTGTCTCAAACCTTTCACAAATACAGGGTAAGTTATTTATCTCTTTCATTTTTTCTTCTCCATGAGTGTAAGAGTTAATGCCTCATGTTCCCTCCAGCCCTTAATGTAAGCGTTTCCGTATTCTTTTATTAAACATTTTTTGCACGGTGATACATAACAACCGTCCTGCTTTATCTCAAAAGTTAATTCTTTCATGCAGTCTTTACATATAATTTTCATGGTTTTTCTCCTGTAAATCTATTTAAAAACCTTCAAACTCAGGCAAGTGATAATATACGCCTGCCAACATTTGTCGCTTCTCAACCAAATATTGTTCCTCTGCGTATTTCAGCATTTCGGCAACTTGAGTGATGTCTTTTTCATAGTATCCTCTGCGGGGGGCATCAGGTAAGGAAATAAACCATACATCTATTTCAGTGTTAAAACAATCTATGTGCATTCCTCCTTGTTGTACCATCTGCATGGGTATTTCTTTTTTACAATGTTGGCAAATTTGACTTTTCATAGTGGTTTCTCCTTCCTTTTCCTGTCTGCTTCATTATCTAAATACTCCCTGCGTGCCTCTTCGTAATCTTCATCGTAGGGGTCAGGTGGATTTTCTGGCGGGTCTGGTATATTTTTCATTTTATTCTCCTTTTAATAATAAACCCATTTGCCATCTATGCCAAAATATTGGCACCTGCCACAATGGCATGTATATGGGTGTGATGATAATATGTAGTCCCCGTTAAAATCTTTGATAATATAAGGTGCTGCTTCACCTCGTTTTATTATCTCATCTCTCAATTCTTCAGCTTCCTGCCGTGTCATATTTTTAATCATGTTTTTATTCTCCTCCCGTTAGGCAGGTTGCTCTGTCCTGATTAATTTTATAGTGATTTCCTCTTCTTCGTCGAGTATCTCGTTCATCTCTTCTACCCATTTTTTTGCAATGGATTGTAATGTACGATTACCGGCCGGGGTACACATACTAAATACATCCTCACTATAATACACCTCATATTGCACCGGATAACCCATATATCCATCATTGTCATATGGGTCAAGTCCTGCCAAAAAATATGAGTCTTCGCCGTCTTTTAACCATAACCCATGTTTTCCGTTTTTTCTTTTACCTTCACTGATTTTCAGTGTTCCATTTTCTAATCCCTTTGCCAGCCAGCCTACTGTACCCCATGTATTCCCTATTTTTTTGATTGTTATTTCCATGATTTTCTCCTTTTTATAGTTAGTCGGTTAAAATAAAAAAGGGACTACAACCATTTGTCGTAATCCCTTTTCAGTTAAAAATCCCAGGGGATAAATTCCCCCTGGATTTTATTTTTTTTTGCAAGATCTTTGGAACTCTCTCCAAAGATCTCCCAGTTTGCTGTCTGCGCCCGCATCTTCTTTGCGAGCGTAGACCATTCAATCGACTCGGTTCCTTTGGAAGTCGTATCCCCAGAAATATGGGATCCACCCCCAATAACCCAACGGCCTATAAAAAGGCCATTTGATACCGTCCCTTGAACTAACGAGCCGGCGGTTCCGCCGCCAGCAGGGTGTTTAAATCTAATTTTTGTTTCCATGATTTTCTCCTTTTTTTAAGGGCAGGTTCAACCTGCCCAGTGATTTTTTTTTTAAAGACGTTCCCACCTGGAGGTCCACCTGGAGGTGCCGTGCCCAGGGCAGGTGTATTCTGCCCAAATTTCCTCCAGTTCTACGTCTCGATACGACCTTGCCGGGCCGTAAATGACACGTAGTTTTCCAAATCGGATTGACGCTGGGTCAGCGCCATATCCTAAGATTCGCCGAGTCGCAAGTTTTACTGCCCTATCGTATTCAGGCCCTTCGTTTAAATATTCCATTTTTAATCTCCTTTTTGCCCCAATTAAGGGGCGGTTAGTTTTTAAATTTTATGGATTGCGACAGCTTTTTTAAGATCGGCTACTGTCCAGCCTTGGTCTTGTTCTTTTTTGCGTAGTAACCCAGGGTTTTTATTAATTAATGAGATTTTAGTTTTAACAAATCCGTTCCAATCCGCCCTGCGGGCTTTGGTTTCATCTAATGTCCAAGTTTTTAAAAATTCAGCTTCAATTTCTTTTTTAATTTTATCAATCTCAGCATATAAGGAGCTTTGGAGTGCGTCTATTTCTTTGGTATTTCCCCATTCTCTTGCAACAGATCCGCATTCAAGCTCAATTCTGCGATACAGAGCATCTATCTTGCCCTGAGGTGTCTCAGCATGAGCCTTTGCCTGTGCCCTAAGTATCGCATGTTCCCCCTGCTCTCTTGTCTGGCGATGTGGATTATAACCTTCTCCGCCTTCGTTATATATTTTGTTGTAATTTCTTTCTGCGTTCATGATTTAATCTCCTTTTAAGTTTGATTTATTTTTATCTACTATTTGATTACAATATAATCTGTTTTTTTAACTATGTCAAGTTTTTTTTAACATTATTTTATTTTTTTTTACTTTTTTATTTATTTATTTTTTTATTTTAAAAAACAGGTTGACAGATGAAAAATATGTGGCTATGTAATAATTACCAGAGGTTTAATTTGACTAATTTTAAATAAAAAGGAAATCATGGAATTAAAAACAGTTAAAATATCAAGCCTGAAATCTCACAGTAAAAACCCTAATAAGCATCCACAGAATCAATTGGCTGAGCTGAAAAACAGCCTTGACCAATTTGACCAGATAAAAAATATAGTTGTTTGGCAAAACAAAGTGATAGCAGGTAATGGGCTTTTAGAAGCTGCTAAGTCCCAAAATAGGGAGACAATAGAGGTTCAGGATGTATCAGACTGGCCGGAAGAGAAGGCCATCAAATTCATGATATCGGACAACAGACTTGCAGATATGGCGATAATGGATGATGACCTGCTCTCTGGTCTGTTATTGGATTTTGACGAGCCTTTGGATATACCTGGTATTGATCAGGATTTTTTGGATAGTTTAGATTTAGGCGTGAGTTTGGATAGTGGAAATGGCGGTGATCCTGACGAAGTGCCTGAAGTAGTTGAGCCTGTGGTTAAGAGCGGTGAGCTGTGGTTGCTTGGAGAGCATAGATTGCTTTGTGGTGATTCTGCTAAAAAAGATGATGTTGAGCGGTTGATGGATGGTAGAAAAATCCAAATGCTTCTGACTGATCCGCCTTATGGTGTGGATTATAGTAGTAAAAATGAATTTTTAAATAAGCTCGACAAAGGAAAACGTATCCAAAAAGATATTATTAACGATACGAAAAACCCAGAGGACACAGTTGAATGCTGGAGGAAGTATTTTAGAAATATAAAACAACATCTTCAGGGTGGAGCTAACTATTATATAAACTTTAGTGGGGATAAATTAATACTCCTCCTCCTCCTCCTTCGAGAAAAAAATATTGAAATGCCTGAAAAACAAATATTAGTGTGGGTAAAAAACAACCATGTTTTAGGACGAAGTAATTATAATTACAAACATGAATTTATTTTATATGGTTGGAACGGTAGCACAGGACATAAGTATTATGGCGGATTCGATACAACAGTTTGGGAGATTGATAAACCACTTAAAAACGATCTTCACCCAACTATGAAACCTATTAAACTTTTGTGTAAAGCAATTGAACATGGTTCGCAAAAGGATATGATTGTTTATGATGGATTTCTTGGTTCAGGTGCAACACTAATTGCTTGTGAACAAACAAACCGCACCTGTTATGGAATTGAAATCGAATCTCATTATTGCGATGTGATACTCCAACGCTGGGCAGATTATACAGGAAAAGACCCTGTAAGAGAAGATGGAGTCAAATTCAGCGAATTAAAAAAGGGATAGCACGGATTATTAGGAGTTGTTTTTTTAAAAAACACTATGGCAAAAAATAAAAAAAAATCTGAAGGCACAAAGCCAGTTGGCAGGCCAAAAAAAGTGCTATCAGAAGAATTAAAAAAAAGTATAATTTTATTGCTCTCGCTTGGATGCTCAGTTGATGAGGTTGCAGCGAATACAGGCGTTTCAAGAACGAGACTATACGCTAATTTTGGGACAGTCATAAAAACAGGGATGGACAGTTTTAAATGTAACTTAAAAAAACATCAAGCAAAACGTGCTTTTGCTGGGTCTGATACCATGTTAATATGGTTGGGAAAGCAGTACCTCGGTCAAAAAGATAAACAAGAAATTAATACAGGCGAAGTATTTAAGGTCGATGTTAACATAGAAAAAGAACTTGAAAAGAGGGGAATTCCTATGCCGAAGGTTGCAAATGAAGACGTTGACGATTAAGGACATTGATCTTCTTGAGCAATGGTGGGTTGCCAAGGCTCGCAAGAACTTCCTTGCTTATCGTCAATTTATGCGGCATGGAGATTTTTTGAGCAACTGGTTCATTGAAGACCTTTGCAAACATTTCCAACAATTTTATTGTGATTTAAGGGCTGGCTTAAGGCCAATGTTGTTTATTTCAACGCCTCCTCAGATGGGTAAAAGCTGGACGGTTATAGATTTCCTCGGCTGGCTGACAGGCAGAGACAACACTTTAAGAATCATCTATGCAACATATTCTGATGTGCTGGGTATTCGTTGTAATCTGGGACTCAAGAGGCAATTAACTTCAGAAAAATATCAAAAGATTTTCCCTGAAACAAAATTACCGGAGAAAAGAGGAGATGGTGTTAGAACGTCAAAGCATCTTGAATTTTTAGACATTAGCAATAGGATAACCAGCGGACAGTTCAGAAATACTACCGTCGGCGGCGGTATCACGGGTGAAACTTTAACTGTTGGCGTTATCGATGACGCTGTTAAAGGCCGTGATATGGCCAATTCGGTTACATGGTCGCAAAAAATTTGGGAATGGTTTACTGATGATTTCAGTACAAGATTTGCTAAGGATGCTGGATTGATCATAATCATGACACGTTGGTCAACACATGATATTATTGCTCGGCTATTAAAGAAAAAAGACAATTTTAAAAATAGATTAAAAATATTAAATTATCAGGCAATCGCTACAAAAGACGAAAAGCACAGAAAATGTGGCGAGGCTCTTTTCCCCGAATTAAAGCCTCTTGAGTTTCTGCAAGATCAAAAAGCCACAATGGCGGAGGAAAGTTGGGAATCGCTTTATCAATGTAATCCAACAATATCAGGTGGTAATATATTCAAAGATGAGTGGTGGCAATGGTACAAGACCCTTCCAAAAATAAAATATAAATTTATTGTTGCAGACACAGCCCAGAAAACAAAAACGCATAATGACTGGACAGTGTTCCAGTGTTGGGGTTATGGATATGATGATAATATCTATTTGCTTGATAAATTAAGATTAAAACTCCAAGCTCCAGACTTAAGGGTTCAAGCAGAAATATTTTATAATAAACACAATAGAAAAAGGGATAGAGTCGATGATCCAATTTTAAGGACCATGTACATTGAAGATAAATCATCCGGCACAGGGCTTATTCAAGAGCTCAAGAAAAATGGTTTGCGCATTGAGGAAGTACCCAGGGTTACAGATAAAATATTGAGGGGTGAAGACGTCTCTCCTTTTGTTAAACTTGGGAAAGTTTTTTTAAATACTAATATACCTGGTGTTGATAATATCACAAAAGAGGCAAGAGAATTTCCAGATTCAGAGTTTG